CGCCCTCCGTCAACACCAGTAGGAGCAGGTAATGTCACTGGCCGCGAGATTGCTGGCTGCGTACGTCGGATCAGACGCAGCATACGGCGAGACAACGGTTGGTAGGATCGGGCGCAAAGGCAAGGCCGAGGCGAACAGCTTCGTCCGCCGTGGTAAGATGACTGTCCAGCAGGTTCAGGACCACATCGACGGCAAGCAGGGCATCGGCGCGATACCTATCAACTCTGAGAACATGTGCATGTTTGGTGCGTTGGACATCGACGTCTACGACCTCGACCATGCTGGTCTCCAGAAGAAGATCCAGCAGCTCAAGCTGCCTCTCTTCCACTGCCGCACCAAGTCTGGTGGCGCGCACTTGTACTTATTCTTGGACAACTGGTATCCGGCATCCTTGGTCCGAGAGTACCTGACCGAGATGTCCATCGCCTTGGGGTTCTCCGGATGTGAGATCTTCCCGAAGCAGGACTCGATCTTGGTGGAGCGAGGCGACCTCGGCAACTTCATCAACATGCCCTACTTCGAAGCTGAGCAGACCACGCGCTACTGCTTCAACCGGAATGCCGAAGCTATGGAGCTCGAGGAGTTTCTGGATGCGGTGGAGAAGGGCCGAGTTTCGAGGGTCGAGCTCGACGCTCTGGACCTCACGGGATCCAAGGAGCACTTCACCGACGGGCCTCCCTGTCTCCGCATCCTCGTAGCAACGGGGACGGTGGGTGACATGCGGAACAACACGCTCCTGCAGATGGGCGTGTACGCCAAGCTCAAGTATCCCGACACGTGGGAGAAAGTAGTCGAGGACTACAACAGGAAGTTCATGTCCCCGAACCTCGAGGCCAAGGAGGTGCTGGGCATCATCAAGCAGCTCCAGAAGAAGGACTACTTCTACACCTGCAACATCGAGCCCTTCTGCTCGGTCTGTGACAAGGACGTGTGCCGCACCAAGAAGTACGGTGTGGGTGGGGACAGCGAGAGCAAGGCTCAGGTCGGTGGCCTGACGGTTATCCTATCGCAGCCACGGTACTACTTCATGGACGTGAACGGGAAGCGGGTGGAGCTGACGGTCGACGAGTTACACAACCAGTCGCTCTGGCAGAAGGCCTGTCTGACACAGATAAACTTCATGCCATCCACGATGAAGGCACACGACTGGACCAGTCTGGTCAACAAGATGCTGAAGCAGGCCACCTTCATCGAGGTCTCGAAGGAGCTCACGCTGGAGGGCCGCTTCGAGGATCTGCTCAAGTCTTTCTGCAATGGCAGCGCACAGGCGTATGACCCGGCGGAGATGGAGACGGGCAAGCCCTACCATGACTCTGGCAGGGTGAAGTTTAAGATCGACGGGCTGGTCACGTTCCTGAAGAACCGCGCCCACCCGTGGGCTGAGAACCGAGCCAAGATACAAGAAGAGATCAAGCGCCTGAACAATGCCGACGAGTTCAGCGGACGTCAGCGCTACAAGAAATCAGACGGGTCGTGGGGCACACTTCGTGTGTGGTGGGTCCCTGAGTTTGGCGAAGAAGACATCGACCTGCCCATCACGGAGATAAGCAATGAAATTCCCTTCTAGCAAACTGGTCACGGTCAAAGAAGTATCAGTCCTTCTAGGTGTCACCACGGCTGCAGTCTACAAATGGGTTAAGGACGATGCGATCCCAGCGCCGCTCCGGATCGGTGGTCCGCGCGGCATACTCCGGTGGCACCCTGAGACCCTCAACACATGGCTGGAGGAGCGCGGCCATGATACCCAATAGCACACAGATCTTTGGGCCTCCCGGCTGCGGCAAGACCGAATACCTCATGCGGGAGATCGAGGCCGCGCTGGCTGCGGGCATGCCCCCCGAGGCAATCGCCTTCGTGTCGTTCTCCCGGAAGGCTATCCAGGAAGCGCGCGAACGGGCCATGCGGAAGTTTGGTCTGAGCGCCAAGCAGCTTCGCAACTTCCGCACCCTGCACTCCACCGGGTTCTCGGCGCTGTCTCTCCGCAAGGAAGACATCATGTCAAACGTGGACTACGCGGAGCTGGGCCGGATGCTGGGCGAGGAGTTTGTCATGAACATCGCGCCCGAGGATGGGATCCTTATTCCCCAAGACCTGCGGCGCGGCAGCCAGTACATGCGGGTCATCGACCGCTCGCGTTACCGCATGGTCACGCTGGAAGAGGAGTGGCGGGAGCACGAGACCCACGACCTCAGCCTCTTCAAAGCCGTACAGATTCACGGACAGGTGACGGAGTACAAGACAAAGCTGGGCAAGTACGACTACGTCGACATGATCGAGGCCTTCACTCTTGCGGGTGAGGCCCCGCGCCTGCAGCTCCTGATCGTGGACGAGGCACAGGACCTTACGCCCCTGCAGTGGGAGATGGTCAAGAAGATGTCGGAGAACGCGGACGATGTGCTCATCGCCGGTGACGACGACCAAGCTATCCACCGGTGGACCGGCGTCAACGTCGAGCAGTTTATCAACATGTCCCCCAAACAGATCATCCTGACGCAGTCCTACCGGCTGCCAAAGGCCGTGTTCAACGTGGCGAGAAGGATTGTTCAAAGGATCAAGGGCCGAGTTCCGAAGGAGTATGCCCCCACCGAAGAGGAGGGCTCGGTCCGTTGGCACTACGACTTTGGTAGCATCGACATGCGCCAAGGTTCGTGGACCGTCATGGCTCGGACCAACTACCTCGCCGAAAAGATCTGCAAGTATCTGTACTCGCAGGGGTACTACTACTCCATGAAGGGCAAGACCCTGATCACCGCGGAGCAGGCCCGGGCCATCAGCGCTTGGCGCAAGCTTTCGAAGGGGGAGGGTGTCGAGTTGGCGGAGGTCCGCAATCTTTACGACGTCGTGCCGAAGCAGGGGGACAAGGCTGTCGTGAAGCGTGGGTCTGCAAAGCTTCTGGATGCTGCCGACCCGGCAGGTCTTCTGACGCTGGACGATCTGGTGCAGGACTTTGGTTTCATCGACAAGCGGGATCTGTTTCGTGAGGATCCAAGAGACGCCTTTGAGATCATCGGTGTAGGTGGCAACATGCGGGCCTACCTGCTAAACATTGAGAACAGTGGAGAGGACATCACCAAGCCTCCGAGGATCAAGGTCTCCACGATCCACGCCATGAAGGGCGGCGAGGACGACAACTGCGTGGTCTATATGGGCAGCACCTATGCGGCAACGACCACCCGGTACCCGGACGACGAACATCGGATCTTCTACGTGGCGGTGACACGCGCCCGCGAGAACCTCCATCTGGTCGAAGGCAACGACAAATACAGGTACAGCATATGACACGCGACGAAATTCTGGATACCGCCAAGGCACTCATCTCAGGTCAGAGGGCCCAGGACTACGGAGATGCCTACCATAACTTCGACCGGATTGCCGCCGGATGGAACGTCATCGTAGCCAATACCAACGGGCCGCTCACAGCGCAGCACGTTGCTCTGATGATGGACTGGGTGAAGACCTGCCGCCTCTTGGAGACGATGGATCACCAAGACAGTTGGGTTGATAAGGTAGGCTACTCCGCGCTGGGCGGAAGCTTCAAGAAGGGATAAGGCATGGCACGGGACCGCAAGGACAAGAGCACAGTTGCGTTCTTCGAGCGCATGTCTCTTGGCGAAAAGCTGGAGCCAGATTGGAATATCCCAACGGGGTACCCAGACCTGTCGCCCTACCCGCAGATCGCGATTGACCTCGAGACTTACGACCCGAACCTGACAATGCTCGGCCCGGGCTGGGCGCGGAATGACGGATTCATCGTCGGCATTGCCATCGCCGCCGGGGATCAGGCTTGGTACTTCCCGATCCGCCACGAGAACGGTCACAACCTCGACCCCAAGATGACCATGAAGTGGCTGCGGAAACAGATGGCAACTCCGCACATCGACAAGATCATGCACAATGCCACCTACGATCTGGGCTGGCTCTTGGCAGAAGGTGTTAATGTTCAAGGCCGAATCATTGACACCATGATTACCGGAGCCATCGTCGACGAGAACCGCTGGTCTTACAGCCTGAACAACTTGGGCAAAGACTACATCGACATGCGGAAAGACGAGAAGATGCTGCGCGCTGCAGCCAAGGATTGGGGCATCGACCCCAAGGCCGACATGTGGCGGCTGCCTGCATCCTACGTCGGGGCCTACGCCGAGCAGGATGCGTTCATGACCATGAAGCTCTGGGACCGCCTGAAGATCGAGATCTCCAGCCAAGACCTGACAAACATCTTTGACCTCGAAACCTCGCTCATCCCGCTCATGGTGCAGATGCGTATGCGCGGCGTCCGCGTGGACCTCGACAAGGCCGACATCGCCAAGCAAGGTCTAAGGGCCAAGGTCCGAGAGCTGAAGGCCGAGATCAAACACAAGACTGGCGTGGACATCGAACCTTGGGCCTCGGCTTCTGTGCAGCAGGTCTTTGACTTCTTGAACCTGCAGTATCCCAAGACCGAGGCTGGTGCCCCGTCGTTCACGAAGCAGTATCTCAATGCTCACCCTCACGAGGTGTGCCAAGCCATTGTAAGGCTTAGGGAATTCGATAAGGCGGACAGCACGTTCATCGACAGCATCTTGCGCCACGAGTACAAGGGTCGGATCCACACCGAATTCCACCAGCTCCGCTCCGACGATGGCGGCACGGTGACCGGGCGCTTCTCCTCTTCGAGCCCCAACCTCCAGCAGATCCCGGCACGGGACCCGGACATCAAGAAATTAATCCGGGGACTTTTTGTCCCGGAAGAGGGACAGATGTGGGGGTCGTTCGATTACTCTTCGCAGGAACCCCGGCTTCTGGTACACTTCGCGGCCTCAATGCCAAACAATATGCGTAGTCCTGTCGTCGACACGGTCGTGGAGGAATACCACAAGGGTGACGTGGACCTGCACCAGATGGTGGCAGACATCGCAGGCATCACCCGCAAGCAAGCCAAAGTAGTTAACTTAGGTATTATGTACGGGATGGGTGTCGGCAAGCTTGCTGCCCAGCTCGGCGTGTCGGATGCGGAAGCCAAGAACATCATCGAGGAGCACCAGACAAAGGTGCCGTTCGTGAAGCAGTTGGCCACCACCGCAAGCAAGCAGGCCGAGAAGAACGGACAGATCCGCACGATCCTCGGACGCCTGTGCCGCTTCCACCTGTGGGAGCCCACCACCTTTGGCTATAACAAACCCCTACCTCTGGAAGAGGCCAAGAAAGAGTACGGCTCGGTCGGCAACAACCTAAGAAGAGCCTTTACTTACAAGGCCTTAAACAAACTGATCCAAGGATCGGCTGCCGACCAAACCAAAAAAGCGATGGCTGATTGCTACGCAGAGGGACTGATCCCTTTGCTGACGGTGCATGATGAGTTATGCTTCTCTGTAGAGAGTGAGGAGCAGGCGGCTCGGATCAAGCACATCATGGAGACAGGTCTCCCGCTCCGGATCCCCTCTAAGGTTGACGCCGACATACCGGCCCTTCGTGGGCTGCCTAACAACTGGGGAGAGGTTGAATGATCGACAAAGACATGAGGACGGTCTCCTTCCGCCAGATGCACGAGATGCAGGTGGAGGCTCTCACGGACTTCATCGCTATGGCCATCAACCTCGCCTCCGCTGTAGGGGACGAGTTCTTGGTGGACGATGTGACCGACGCTGCCGACGAACTGGTCAAGATGTTCGGCGGCAACGGCGTTCAGGTCGAGGTCAAGATCGACGTCTAAGCACCCTGGAGGCGGGCGGCGATCTGAGCATTTGCCGCCTGATCCATCGGGTTTGATCCCAACAGAGCCGGATTGACCGGGCCCGGAGGACGCGGCTGCGTCTGGATGCTCGGGGCGATAGAGCCTTGCTTGAACGGGTCGATGATTGCCGGGGCGGCAGGAGCAGGGGCCTGCTGCTTGAACGGATCAATGATCCCCGGGGAGACAGGTGCCGTGGGCGCAGGAGCTGTCTCCACGTCCATCGGCCCTTGGTCGAGAGACATCCCCCGCATAGATTTTTGTACCTCTCGGATTTGCTCCCGCGGGAACTGTTCGAGGGTTCCGGAGCGGCGCATCTCTTGGAAGTTCTTAGGGGTGACGTCGAAGGGTTCAAACCGGTCTTGGAGGATACCCTTCGCACCGCCGATGTTGTTCTGCTTCAGGACCTTGCGGATCTCGTTCTCCTTCATGCCCAAGGCACGGAGGTCCTCGATCATCTGCCGGTACTCCCGGTCGATGCGGAACTTGGCTTCGTTCGCTGCGACGTAGGCATCGAGAAGATCTTGGCCGGTGGCGTTGAAGTCATCCGTCTTGCTGTTGAAGATGCTCTTCGCCTCGGTCTGCGCTTGGTTAAGACGGAACGCGCCGAACTCCAAACCCTTCTTCGGATCGAACTCCTGCGGGGTGACGCCGCTGATGGCGCGGAAGAGTTCCGTCCCGATGTCCCGCACTCGACCCATCTTGTCCTCGGGGTCAACCAACTCGGGGCTGATGCCGCCAAAGACACCGCGCGCAAACCGACCCGCTTCCAGCTCGCCGCCGGAGACGTTGAACGGGAAGAAGCCAGGTGCCAGCGTGTCCGCGACGTGCTTGAACATCTTCCAGCCCTTGGTCCCCAAGTCGTCCTGCGGGTTGTAGACGCGAGCGCCGGTAGGGGTGCGCCCGTCTCGCAGGGTGATGTCCACCAAGGCCTCGGTAATAATCGACTCGGACAGGAACGGGGCGAAGAACTCGCCAAGAGACCCAACCATGACGTCAAAGGCTGCTTGTCCCGGATCCTTTCCGACAGCGGAAGCATTCTCAACCTCGTCCACGAAACGGTTCGCAGCACGAAACAAAATGTCGTAGGGGTTGGACGTGCTGAAATTAAAGTACTGCAGCTTGCCGTCCTCGGTCTTTCCGATAGGCACGAGGATAGACCCCTTCTCCCACGGAGCTCCGAAGGAACGCTTGTAAGCATCCATCTCGTCTTGGCTCACGCCAGAGATCGAAGACCCAAGGCCTGCCACTGAGGCCGGGACAACAGCGGCTGTCGTTGTGAACCCAAGCAGGCGCTGGCGGCCACGGGCTTGGATCTCCGGAATGTTGGAGGCCATGTCGTCCAGAGACTGCTTCATGATGTTGAAGCTTGTGCGGAACATCTCTGCCGGGAAGGTAATGAAGTTACCCACCGGGAGCTTCCGACCAAGCTGAACGGCAGCCGAGGAGCCCTTGCTGTAGTTTGGCACAGTGTCGCGGACAATCTGGGCGGAGCGATATTTGATCGCCTCCTCAAGATCGAATGGCTTGCCGCCCTTCATGGCGTCCGGGATGTCCGTTCCGTTCTTGGTGAGGTAGTCATACTGAGCTGCCTGAGATTGCCCCCGCAGTGCGTGCCGCAGCTTTGCCTGTTCGGCGTTATAGCTGTAGTACTTCCAGAAATCGTCCGATGCTTGGTACGCTTTCTCGAAGGGCTTGGTCATCGCGCCTACACCCTTGGCCAGCTTCTCGCCAACCACAGGGACGCGCTCAAGCACGTTCCGAGGAGCGCGCGTCGTCATGCCTACACCCTTGCTCAGAGCATCTTGGATCTCACGAAGCTGGGCGGATGTGCCCATGACGCCCCGGCGCTGAGCGTCGAGCATGTCGTCGAAGACGGCATCCGAGCCCTTGGTGGTGACATTCGAGAACACGGCCTTGGCTGCATCCGTCAAGCTCCCGCCCCGCCCGAAGACTGGGACGTTGCCATTGGCGAGTGAGAAGGCCACAGCCGTCGTGAAGTTTCGCACCTGGGTGATCGGGGAGAGGACGGTCTTGCTGTACTGCGAGATGCCTTTAGCCCGAAGAAACGTACTGAAAAGGCCTCGGATAGCTTGCGTACCAATGCTGTCTTCCGCCAGAACTTGGTTGGTCAGGTCCTTGTAGATCGACGACGGGACAAAGTAGTTGTCGATAGACCCCCAGCCCATCCTGTTCAGAAGCGCTTCGGCAGCGCCGGGGGTTTTGCCCACTGCGCCCACCATGCTCGAGACCCCATCCGCCCCACCCAGCTTGACGTAGCCGCGGTCTTTCAGGGCTTGCTGCTGTGCGGCAGACAGGTTGGAACCATCGACAAAGAGCTTGCCGATGCCGGAGTTCTGTTTGGCCATCTGGGCGATGGTGCTGTAGTAGTCATCTACCGCAGAGAACTGAGCGAGATCTGCAATCGTCCCGAGATAGGCTTCCCGCGGATCGTCCACCTCACCGAGCAGTGCACGCAGGGTCTTGGGGATGTTCTCCCGGCTGACGAACATGCCAGCCTCGAGACGATCCTTGGCCACGCGACCACCCTGCAGAGCCTCGCGGTTCTTGACGCTGTAGCGTTCCAAGAAAGCCTCTCGAGCGCGCTGCGCTGCAGCATCGGTTACCTTTGCCCCAAGCTGGATCGTTGCCGTGTCCCCGGCACCGACCTTGGTCAGGCCGTTTGCCTGCATGAACTGCGGTGTAAAGATGTCACCAAAGACATCTCGGCGAGCCAGCTCCGTCAGCTCCTTCTCGGTGGACTTGCGGTTGGCCTTGAAGAAATTGTCTGCGGCGTTCTTAGCTTCTTCCGTGGGTGTGTACTTGGCATCCTCAAAGACGCGGTAGCGTCGACGCATGTACGAGTTCAGCCCCTCGTCAATCACGTCCTTGATCTTGCGACCATCCGCAGTGACGAAGTTGTTTTTGGTAAGGAAGTCTGAGTCTAGGATCTTGGTGCTCAGCTCGTCCATGTGCTTCCGCATTTCGGACGCATTGCCGCGCACGTTCTGAGGCAAACTACTGAAAAGCTTAGCTTTTGCCGCCGGGTCCGCCTCGGTGAGGTACGCCTCCATACGGGACATGATGTCCGCCCGGTCGAGGTTCCCGCTGCCCGCAGGGGCATTCTTGATCGCAGCGTCAATCTCTTTCTCAAGTCTCGTTAGGACTCGGTCGGCCTTTAGGATCTCGGCCTCGACGATGCCCTCCATGCCCAGACGCTTGTCTGCGATCTGGCCGGGCAGAAAGCCGCGAGGGGCAAAAAAGCCGATGGCTTCGGCCACGCCCTTCTTGAATAGAGTCGGCTCGTCAACACTCCCCGGGGCTGCAGTCATGCGCCGGTATAGGAGATCATTGATACCCTGCCCCACAGCATCGATCTTACGGTTCGTGGCCTGCGCCAAGTCCTTGGTTACCTGCAACTGGCCGAGGCTCTTGCCGCCAGCCGTCAGGGCAGCCTGCGCCACGCCACCAAGAAGCACGGACTCTGCGCCGACCTTGGCGCGGTTCGTCAGGTCTGCCAGCGCCCGCTCGCGACCACGAAGACCAATCAAATCTTCCGTTTGTGTGGGCCCGGCACCAACCCAGTCCCCAATCGTGGACATGTTGCTCGAGCTTACCACCACGGCATCGGCCAGACCGGCAGCGCCCAGTTCTGCAGCCGCCAACCCAAAGCGCTCGGCCTTGGTCATCGGCCCGGTTTTGCCTGCCGCCGTGCGGGCAGCGCGGACAAGCTTGCCTGCCTTGGCCGCAGCACCAATGCCGGGCACAACAAACTGGGTGACGATCTCAGCGCCCTTGCCCAAGAACCCTTCCGGGTTGATGCCAAGGGTGTCCCGCAAAGCTTCAGCGCCCTCGGTCACCTTCGTGCCGTAGTCGGTGTCGGCAATCAGGTCTACGGCAGTAGTGCCAAGGCCCAAAAGCCCCTCGCCAATACCAATCACACCGGAGACAACGCCCTCTCCAATCTCCCCGAGCCATGGGTTGTCGTAGATCTGCTGGTCTTGAGTGACTGCGGGGGCAGTGGTTTTAAACGGGTCTACAATTCCGGAGCTCGCAGGAGCCTTGAATGGGTCAATGATGTCAACCACGAATTACCCCCCGTAGGTTTGATTGTAGTACGCCGTAAGTTCTTCCACCGATGCGTTGGGGTTTTGAGGCTGCGCCACAGACATAAACTCTTCGAGAGTCGGCTTTGCCGTTGCGCTAGGGGCAGCGGCTCCGGGGACGGTAAGGCCGCCAGTTCCGCCGGTATACAACGGTTTAAGCGCAGCCTCAGCCTGAGCGATGGCATCTGCCAAGTCCACCCCGGTTGCAGCAACAAGCTTCCCGGCCAGGTCGCGAACTGCGTCGGCATAAGGTTCAAGGGGCGAGATCCCCGATCCTCCGCCACCGGCCTTAGCGGCGGCCCGAGCCATCGCAGTCTCACGCTTCTGGCCCAGACCAAAGATCATGGCCTTGGCGTAGCGCTCGGCCATGCTGCCCGGCGCTGCAAGCGAACCGTTCAGGGCCACGGCCATGATCCGGTTGTTGAGTTCGTCGATGGACAGGTTCTCGGCCTCGCTGGGCGTGGTGTCCGTCAGCTCTACGGCAGCATCCTGCAATCCGGCCTTGGTGTTCTCTGCGCCCACGGAGCCAGTGATGGCATCCTTGAGTACTTCCGGATCCCCGGTGTCTGACGCTGCTTGGATCGTGGCCAGCTTGTCGTCGAGCACCTCAGCCCCGCCCTCGGGCTGAAGCTTTGCAGCCTCTTCCCGCAGACCGCCAAGGAACGACATCGTGTCTTCGCCGATATCGACGGGAACGAACTTGGCCATCGGCGGACGCTGAGTGCCCTGCCGGTAAGCCTCGAGAATCGTATCTCCGCCCTCGGCCATCATGACTGGAGCCTGCTGTTGCGGTGCCGCCATTGGCATCTGCATCTGCGGCGGTTGCTGCATGGGCATGGGCATGGGCTGCTGGTACATCTGTATCGGGTCCTGATACATCGGGTCCTGATACATCTGCATCGGGTCTTGATACATCGGAGCCTGCTGCATGGGCATCTGCATCGGAGTCCCGGTCGGAGGCGCGGGCATAGCCGGTGCGGCGGGCATGGCGGCAGGCTGCTGGGGCATTGCTGCCTCCATCAGTTCCGAGGACGAAGCCATGATGCCGCCCATGCGGGAGAGCTTGTTCCTCGCATCTCGGGACTTGGCCTGAAACAAGCTGCGATTGTAGACGCTGTCCATGCTTTACGCTCCGCTGGTATTCTGCAGTGAACCCAAGCCAAAGAGAGACTGCCCGGAACCTCCTTGAGCCATCGTGTTTGCCATGTTCAAGATGGAACCAGCCGCGCTCATCCGAGGAGTGCCCGTCGTAGACAGTGTCGTCTGCGAGCTGGGGATACCCGAGAGGATGTCGCGCATGTAGGAGAAACGACCGAAGGGCTCGTACGCCTGCTCCAGCGCGGCCTGACGACCGACGTCGTATTCGCTCTGAAGCTGCGTTTGCTCCAGCGAGCCGATGTTGAACAGAGCGTTGACGTCCTTCTGGCCCAAGCCTTGTGCCGCTTCACCGAGCTGGCCCTGCTGAACCCCGAGGTTACCGATGCCCTGACCGAGCTGGCCAAAGGCCTGCGCTGCGTTCTGGCCACGCTCCATCAGGTTCTGGAACACGCTCTGTGCCTGTTGCTGCGCTCCGGTGTAAGCCGCGGACCGCAACTTCGCAGAAGTGTCAGCCATCTGTTGGGCAGCATTACGCTGCAGCTCCTGCTCGGCAACAGCCTGACGGGAACCGCCAAACGCACCGCTTTCAACCGCGGAGCTGCCAATGCGCTGGCGCTCGATGTCCGCCTGCCGCTGGATGTCCGCCTCGGTGGTGCGGATCACATCCTCAACGAAGGGGTCATAGAAGGCCCTGTAGGACATAGGGTCGAAGGCGGCGGTCGTACCACCGAGGGCCGAGACGCCCTGCTGGTACGCACCAAGGCCAGAACCCAGAGTCCTCTCGGCTTCGGCCATGAGAGGCTTGTACGCTCCGATCCCAGCCTGGCCCATCTCAAGGGCCTTGCGCTGCGGGTCCGTGAAGCGAATCAGCTCGGGCCGAGGAACTCCGCCCTCGAACTCCTGAACAGGAGCCCCGAACTGGTCCTTTAGGATATTGCCTTGGGCATCCCGCTTGTAGATGGGGTTGCCTTGGGCATCAACGCGAGGTGTCCCCTCCAGCGGGTTTTTCGCAGCAATGCCGGTGATCATGCCGGTGGCTTCATCTACTTGGTAGACGTTGGCCAGAAGGTCTTTTAGAAACTTCTCCTGATACTCAGGAAGAAGCGTCATACTTTTTGCGACTTCATCAGCCATTGCGGCGACCCTCCAACTGGCTCATGATCTTGTACATTCGCGCAGCCCCGAGGTTGCGGTCGCCGTCGCCCATGCCGCGGACAGCGTCCTCGGTCATCACGAACTCACCGTCCGAGAGCCGCGCTTCTTGGACGCGGCCACCATTCTGATAGATTGCAGCGGGGATGGAATCGCTCTTGCCGGTACCGGGGCCCTCAACGTAGCCGCCCTGCGCCATGTAGCTTACACGAGGAGTTCCGGGAGCCGCGGTCCCACGATAGTCGGGAAGCCGCTCACCGGTGGCGTACTGCCGACTCTCGAGCGCGGACATGGCGGGCTTGGGCTTGTTGATTGCATACTGCAGCGCCGCCGCCAAGATTGGGTCATTCTGAACGCCCATGACGTTCATGAGCCCAGACAGACCCTGCGTCACACCGCTGAACGGGGTTCCGCCAGCCGCCGCACCTGCGCCAGCCGCGGGCTGCGCCTTGCCCGAGAGCATGTCCATGACACCCTGCCCGGTGCGCTGGCCAACCGGATCCCCGCCGCCGAGCCGCGCCAGCACATCCATGCCAAGGCCGACCTTGCCGCCAGCACCCGCCGAGAGCAGAGAGCCGATGCCCGAGTTCAGGGCGCTCTTGAGGTTGCCGCCGCTGAGGAGGTTACCAAGGCCTGAGCCGAGAGCTGCACCAACTGGGTTGCCGCCGCTGGCGACCATGCCGACGAGGCCGCCGATTGCTTCAAACAGAGACATTATGCTTCTCCACGCACCGCTTCAGG